GAATGGCGCGATGTAGACATCCCCGGTGCCGACCTCACGAAGGCGATCCTTCCACTCCCCTATAAGGAGCCTTCGCAGACCCTTTACAACCTCCTCATTCAGGTGGTCGCCTGGGGTCAGAAATTTGCCGATAGTACTGAACAGGTCATCGCCGACAGTACTAATTACGGGCCCGTCGGCACCACCATGGCCCTCCTTGATGCCAGCACCAAGTTCCAATCCGCCATCCATAAGCGTATCCACCGGTCACTCAAGGCGGAATTGCGCCTGATTACGGACGTCGTGGCGGAGATGCTCACTACCTACCCTTACACCCCCGGTGAGACCGTCCCCGCTGAAATTGCCATCCAGGATTTCTCGCTAGAAGTGGATGTAATCCCCGTTTCCGACCCGATCATTTCATCGCAGGCCCACCGTCTCCTCCGCGCCACTACCCTCCAGCAGATGGCACAGGGGGCCCCCGGTCTCTATGATCTCCGGGAAGTACATCGGCGGGCTGTAACTGCGATGGGCGAGCAGGATGTCGACAAGTTGATGCCGCCCCCGCAGCAGGCGCAACCTCAGGACCCACTCACCGACATTCAACTGGCCACTAATGGTATGCCGATCAAGGCATTCCCCGGGCAGGATCACGATGCCCACATCATGATCAAGAGTGCATTCATCCAGAATCCCGTGGCAGGCGCTTCCCCCCTGATGGCTAATGCCGCCCAGGTCATTACGGCCAACATCCGTGAACACATGTTCCTTCGATTCGCCGAGCGTATCCAGGCCATGGGCGGGGATCCCGGTCTTGCCGCACAGCAATTGGCCAAGATGGACATTGCGAAGATGGAGGCGGAAGCCCAGGCGGCCCTACAGAACGATCCGAAGACCCATCTCGCCCTCGCGGAGATGGAACAGCGTAAGATCGAGCATGAGGACAACATGGTCTACAAGGCGTCCCAGCTGGCCATCCGTAACCGCGACATTGACGTCAAGGAGAAGATGGCCCAGGCCGAACTCTTCACCGCTGGCCAGGAAATGGAGCAGCGAAAGAAGGAGCATAAGGACACCACCAATGCCAAGTTGGCAGGTGAGGCGACCAAGAGATTCGTCGCCCAGGCGAAACAGCGCGACGCCACCACTGGCGAGTCCCCCTAATTTCTAGACATTGTTCCTATAATACGTTAAGATTCAAATACTTCCCACTACGGAGTTAACTATGAAGAAGACCGTTAAGACTGGTAAGAACCCAGTGAAGAAGACCGAGAAGATGCCTCCCGCGAAGATGCCGGCTATGCCTTTCAAGAAGGGTGGTAAGGTCAAGGGTTGCTGAATGGTCGCCCTGGCGAACACGTACCACAAGGAAATTGTGGAAATGTTGAAGGGTGAACGGGAGCGTGCCAATAGGCAACTCCTCGCCGGGGCGTCAACCTTTGTGGACTATTCCACGGTGTTGGAGCGTTACCGCACCATCGATGCAATCATCACTCGAATTGAAGCTCTATACAAGAATTTAGGGACTGAAAAGAATGCTTAACCCTGGCATGGGCGCAGGCAACGACCTGCATTTCACCGATATGGACGTACCCGATCCGCCGCTGGATTCCTTCAGGATCGGATTTCATCACGTCCTCGTCCGCCCAATTCCCGCGAAGCCGATGACTAAGGGGGGCATTTACCTCCCCGATCAGACCATGGAAGTGAAGGACATTCTAGGTACCATCGGGCGAGTCCTCGCCATCGGCCCAACGGCCTTCACCCGCGAGGACATGCTGGTCAACGGGAAGCCTAGCCCCTGGTATCGGGTCGGCGATCACGTGGTCTACGGTCGCCACGCGGGCGTCAAGATCAAGTATAAGGGCGTGAAACTTCTCGTCCTGAATGACGATCATCCCTTCATGGTGATCGATAACCCCCAGGATTTCCTCGAATAATTCGGTGTCCAGGGGATCGACACCCCTGGCACTCTTTCCGTATACTCGGTGGTAGCGTTAATCGTGGCATCGCTACCACTGGAGTATTATGACTACTGAAAATGATGGTTCGTGGACCGAGATTACTGTTGAAGACCTCAACGTAACTCCCTCAACTCCCACGGACGCCCCTAAGGGGAAAGAGCCTCAGGCTCCACGAGTTGAAGCGCAAGTAGAAAATCTGCAAGTAGAAGTCGAGGAACCGGCCCCCGCCGTAGAGGCGGAGGAGAAACCGGCGCCGAAGGCCCCCGAAAAGCCGACCCGATTGGACCGGCGCATTGGGGATCTGACGCGTAAACTCGCCACGAAGGAAGAGGAATTTAAGGCCCGTGAGGCCGAATTGCTCCGTCAAGTGGAAGAGGCCCGGGCTGCCGCAGCTAACAGCCAGTCCAAGGGACTGGAGGTGGCTAAGAAGGCCCTGGAAGATCGACTCGCCCTGGCTAAGGGTAAATTACGCGCCGCCCACGAAAGTGGAGATTCCGCCGCCCTGGCGGATGCGAACGCGGAAATTGCCCTGACGGCTTCGGAACTGGCGGTTGTGGGGACCATGACTCCCCGGACGACCCCCCAGCCAAAGGCGGAGCCTAAGGCACCTACTATGCCGGAACTTCCGGATGCGGCCAAGGATTGGCTCAATGCCAATAGCTGGTACGCCCGGGGTCCGAAGCAGGATAGAGTAGCAGCGGCGGCTGCTGCGGCTATTGGTGATGATCTGGTATCGGAAGGGTGGGATCTTGCCGACCCCTCCTACTACGAGGAACTCGACAGGCGTCTACAGGAAGAAATTCCTGAGCGCATGAAGAAGGTTCGTGGTGAGCCGGAGAAGCCCCAGGTTCCAAAGCGCGTCCAGCAGGCGCCCGTCGTAGGCACTTCGCGCAGTGCCGCGCCGACCCCCGCTGGTTCCCGTCCCAATACTGTTCGACTCTCCGCAGAGGAGGTTGCCCGCGCCCAGAGTATGGGGATCAGTCTCCAGGACTGGGCTCGCGAGAAGCTCAAAGTTGAGCAGGCCATCGCTACCGGTGGCTACACTGTAATCGATACGAAGTAAGGCGCTGTAAAATGAGTACTGTTGCAGGCACTAAGCATCGCACCCGCGAGTCGGATCAACGCCGCCGCGTATGGCGCGATCCAAATGTGCTAGACATTCCACCCCAGGTGGAAGACGCGTTCAAGAATTCGGGCTACGGCCTGCGTTGGATTCGTCACACACTTGGGAACGAGGCTGACGGAAAGAACGTACTTCTCCGCACTCGCGAAGGTTATGAATTTGTGACGACTGACGAAGTCCGCGAATTCGGGTGGGAACTCCCGCCGACCGTCGAGCATTCGAAGTACGGCACGCTGATCTCCATTGGCGATCTGGCTCTAGCGAAACTCCCACTGGAAATCAGTGAGGACCGCACCCGCCAGATGGAAATGAAGACGGCGAGGATCACTAAAGGCGTTAACGACGCCCTCTACCAGAACGCGCGGGAGAACCGCCTGATGCCGGTAGTAGATGGATCCGTAAGTAAAACCACGACGGGTGGATCTCGTCAGGTCATCGTGGATAATGATGATGACAGTTAACAAAGGATACTAACTTATGGCTACTACGAAGCGCCCACAGGGGCTTCAACCTTCCCGGATGGCCGGTCAGGGTCCCAATAGCGGTGGTGTAACGACCTACCGGGTTGGAGCCTCCGCCCCTTCGGCCATTGCTTTCCAGGACCCGGTCGCCCAGAATAACGGCGTACTTGCTCCTGCGACGGCCACTTCCGACTATCCCCTCGGTGTTGCCGTGGGCTTCCAGTGGGTTGATCCCACGACTAAGCTGCCTACCTGGAGTAAGTCGCTCCCGGCCGGCACTTCGTCCTACGATTCGATGATCTGGGCTCAGGTCACCGATGGTCGTGACAACACCTATATCGTTGTGGCGGACGCTACCGTCAGTTATGGCGATGTCGGGTTCAACTACTCGCTTTCGGGCGTGGGTGTTCCCGATGCAAATGGCCGCAGTACTGCTGTACTTAAGGCTTCGACGCGTACTTCGGGTCTCAATGCCCCGTACCGTCTTATCGGCCCCGTGGGGTACGCTGACAATAACTTCGGTTCGGATGCGTTCCCGCATGTCGAAGTGAAGATTGTTGCGCACCGCGATAGCCGCGTCAGCGTAGCCTAAGGAGTAACATAGAATGGCTGCTGTAATTTCTCGTAGTAATAACCCTAAGCAACTTGTCCCCGGGCTGAACACCATCTTCGGCCTCGCCTACAACGATGTCCTCAATGAGCATACCCCGCTCTACCAGATGGACAGCTCGCAGAAGGCGTATGAGGAGGAGCTGCTCCAAGGTCAGTTCGGTACTGCCCCGACCAAGTCGGAAGGTGATGCCGTCCATTATGACACGATGCAGGAACTCTGGACCTCGCGCTATACGCACGAGACCATTGCTCTTGCCTACGCCATCACGGAAGAGGCCATCGAAGATAACCTCTACGAGTCTCTCTCGAAGGTACGCACGCGCGCCCTCGGCCGTGCGATGGCGGTAACGAAGCAGGTGAAGGCCGCGAACATCTTCAACAACGCCTTCTCCCCGACGGCCCTCGGCGGCGACCTCAAGGCGCTCTGTGCCACCGACCACCCACTCTCGGGTGGTGGAACGCTCAGCAACCGCGTGTCCGTCGACCTCTCGGAAACCGCGCTGGAAGCGGCCATCATCACGATGGCTGGCTGGACGGACGACCGTGGCATCCTCATCGGGGTGCAGGCGAAGTCGCTCCACATCCCGCCGAACCTCCAGTTCGAGGCGGAGCGAATCCTCAAGACTCCGCTCCAGCCCTACACGGCGGACAACACGATCAACGCACTGAAGTCGAGCGGTAAGCTCTCGGGTGGTGTCTTCATCAACCACCGCTTCACCGATACCAATGCGTGGTTCCTCCAGACGGATGTTCCCGATGGTACGAAGCACTTCACTCGTATCAAGCTCTCCACGAAGATGGAAGGTGACTTCGATACGGGCAACATGCGCTATAAGGCCCGCGAGCGTTACTCGTTCGGCTGGTCCGACTGGCGCCGTTGGTACGGATCTTCGGGTTCCACCTAAGGCTAACTGAGTAAGGGGGCCCCCTTAACCGGGGGTCCCACCACTCTAGAAAGGACCCGCATGTCTCGCTTCACTTACCCTATCAAGGGCTTCTACATCGCCTCTTCGGCCACGGATACTGCCCCCCAATTCGGCGTATCCACCGATGGCACTCTCCTGATGGAGACGGGAGCTTCTTTCGCGGCCGCTGTAACCACGGTTCCACCGCGCTCCCTCTCTTTCAAGGATAAGGTCACGGGCTTCATCTATAAGATCCCCGTCTACGTGTCGAGTGCGTAATGGCCTCGCAGGTAAAGACCTCTCTACTCACAGCGTCAGGGCAGCTTACGAGCGCCCTGACTCTTCTTCGTGGCCTAGTCATCTACAACATGCGTGCCACGCAGAGCCTATTTAGCGTTTCCGAAGTCTCCACTGTCCCCGGTGGAGCCAGCTTTCCCGGCTTCGCTCCTCCCACTACAGAGACTGTACCCATTGAATTCGATCCGCCACTCCGGTTCGAAAGTGGTGTAAGTCTCAGCATCCCTACCTCCGTGGCGGTAGGATTCATCTACGAAATGGGGCGTTAAGGTAGTATGGCCTCTTCCGGCACCTACACCTTTTCCCTCTCTTTCGACAAGTTGATCGAGGACGCCTCCCGTCTTGCCGGTGGTGAACCCATTACGGGAGGCGACCTTTCCAGCGCTCTTCGCGCCCTCGATCTCCTCTTCATCGATATGCAGAATCGTGGCGTTCTCCTTCACACCATGGAGATGGCCACCCTCTCCCTCACCGCTAGCACCACTTCCTACGACCTCTCCACCAACACCCTCGACGTCCTGGACGCCGTAATTCGCGTATCCGGCC